GGGTACCGGTTATATACTCACGGGTACCGGCTAATGCCTAACGGGTACTGGTCATGCCTTACGGGTACTCGTCATGCAAAATAAGGGCACCGGTAAGAAAAAGGCACACCATAAACCGTTTACAAATTATGTGAAATTATGTGAAATGTCATTTATTTATTTAAATTAATATGGCCTAATGAGATAATATAGATGGGGATAGAAAGGACATGAAAAAAGTCCGGTACCCTAGGAGAAAAAAGATGAATAAAAATTTAAAACATTACATTGAATTTGGTATTAAATGCATGAGAGATGATTTGGACTGGGCGGTTAAAATGATGAAAGATAAAGACATTTCTTATCGTAAATCATTTGTAAGAAGCGGTATCATAGAAGAAAGAAATAGAATGCTGGGTACCCTTGATTATCTGTTATGTTATGAAAAAACAATAACTGAAGATGAATATAACAAGTATTGTACCATGGTAAATAATGAATATTACAAACTTGATGATAAGGTATATGAGGTGTTAAAGTAATGATAGATTATATAATGTGGATGATGTGCTTAATTGGCGGGTTGCTGGTTTACATCCAGTACCTTATAGAAAAAGAAGAAAAGTAATGAAAGCAAGATGAGGCGATAACATCTAAAACACTGATATATTAATGTAACCACGGTTGGTCGCAAGTCCAAGAAAATACAGAGCGGTATAGAAAAGAGAGGAGAGTTAAATATGAATGAATTAGTAAGGATGAAGCAAATACTTATAAATTATCTGGATGACCAAGAAGAATTGAACAATGAATTTAATCTTGGTAATGACCAGTACCTCAACGGTATATTTGATTGTATAAGACTGATTGACAAAGAAATCAATAAAGGCATTAAAGCTATGGAGGAATATTATAATGAAACTACTAAAACAGAAACCAATGACACCAAGTGATAGTGATAAATTCACTATCCGGTTGCTAAGACAAGAGTATTTCCTGAATGAGCAACAGCATACACTGAAAATGATTGATGATGAAGAATATGAAAGGGTACTTGATAATTTAAATAAAAAAATATCGGTACTAGAGGCAAAATATGGAATGGTGCAGAATTGATGTTATAAGAAAACAGCTTAAACCATCCGCACGATATCCGGATATGAAAATATTTAATCAATGGGTAAATCATGAAATTGATACAAAAGAATGTATCAGGCAATTCAGGAAAAACAATAAAATAAGTGATAGGTTAGTTATTATTGATGATGAATTTGAAGAGTGGCTAAGAACACTTGGGTACTGGAGGTATAATGGCTAGAAAAGATAGTAGCAAGTTACAAGCTGAATATAATATGAATGTCAGTAAAATACAGAAACAATTAAAGGCACTTGAAAAAGTAGACCCTGAAAGCGTGGCACTTGATAGATATAAAGGTTTCTTTAGAAAATCAACAAGTAACCAGCCTAATTATAATACAATTAGAGCAATGAATAAAAAAGCTAAAGATGTACTGAATTCAGGCGTATTATCATTAGAAGGTCATGAACGCTCAGTAGCTAATGCTATTGATACATTGCATAATGATGGTTATGACTTTATCAATCGTAGAAATTTTAATTCATTCATGAGGTTCTTGGATGACGCAAGGGCAAGAGGACTTGGTAGTTTATATTCATCAGAGCAGATATTAGAGGCAATCAACAATGCTAAAAATAAAGGACTGAGTGAAAGTGAAATAAAAAAGAATATTGAAAGATGGTCAAAACAGATGGGTACCGATACATCAGGAAAGGTTATAGAGGTTTCAAACCCTAAACCTCTAACAGTTAAGCGGTATGGTAGTAGAAGCAAATAACTTTAACTATGATTTATTATCACAGCTTAAAATATTGAAAAAGGAAAAAAGAAAAAAGAATAGTAAAAATTATCTTGATATTGTCACCGCATTTGATATTGAAAGTACAAGGCTACCGGATATTGAACATTCATTTATGTACATATGGCAATTCCAATTTGGTACTGATATAACAGTTGTTGGTAGGTACTGGGATGAATTTCTTATGATGATTAATAAAATTACTGAATATATAAAAGATGTCGCATGGTTGGTTATATATGTTCATAACCTATCATATGAATTTCAGTTTTTAAAAGGAATATATAAATTCAATCAGGATGAGGTATTTTGTACCGATAATAGAAAGATACTTAAATGTACTATGAATGAATGTATAGAATTTAGATGTAGTTATATGTTAACTAATATGTCACTTGATAAATTCTTAAAGAAATATGATGTGGCCAATAAGAAACTTACCGGTGAATTTGACTATGATAAAATTCGTTATCCATGGTCACCATTAACCGCTAAAGAAATGGAATACTGTATAAACGATGTTAAGGGGTTAGTGCAAGCATTATATAAACAGTTTAAACATGATGGTGACAATGTGCAGACCACAGTATTGACAAGTACCGGTTATGTTAGAAGGGATGTTAAAGAAGCTATGAAAAAATTCAATCATACTGAATTATATAACATGCTACCTGATGTTCAGGTATACCTGTTACTGAGAGAAAATTTTAGAGGTGGGGATACTTTGAGTAATAGATGGAGAACTGATGAAATTATTGATAATGTTCAAAGTGTTGATATTGTTAGCTCTTACCCATCAAGTATGATTATGAATAAGTACCCAATGACTAGGTTTTATCAAGAAGATACCAGCAAGTTTGACACCTTGCTTAAGAAAGGTACTAAGGCATTATTATTTAGAGTTGTATTTATCAATTTAGATGTTAAGGATGGTGCCGAAGGTCATTTATACTTAAGCAGGGATAAATGCAGGGATATAGTCGGTGGTACATTTGTGAACGGTAGAATTTTAAAAGCTGATTATCTTGAAACTACATTAAACGATATTGATTATAGAATAGTTAATGATATTTATAAATATGATAACAAGATTATAACTATACTATATTCTAGTCGTTATAAAAAGTTACCGGTCATGTTTAGAAATGTAGTACTTAACTATTACAAAGTTAAAACTGAATTAAAAGGATGTACTGAGGGTACTGATGAATATTACTATTATATGAAGAATAAGGAAAAGCTGAACAGTGCTTACGGTATGACCGTACAGGATATCGGCAAGGATGATATTAAATTCATAGATGGTGAATATGTGGTACTGGATGAACCACTTGATGAACTGATTTCAAGAAATAATAAAAAAGCATTCCTGAGTTATGCATGGGGTGTATGGACTACCGCATGGTCACGAAAAAGATTACATGATGGTATAAAGGTTGTAACTAAGAATGGAAAAGAACCGATGAACTTTATTTACTCGGATACCGATAGTATCAAGTATGTCGGTGATGTAGATTTTAATGAATATAACAATAGCGTTATTGAAGAAGCTACAAACAATAAGGCTTATGCGGTAGACCGGCACGGTGAGGTTCATTATATGGGTGTATTTGAGGATGAAGGCTACAAGGTACCCAATAGGTTTAAAACATTAGGTGCCAAAAAATATGTACTAGAAGATGAAAACAAAAACTTACATGTTACCATTGCCGGCGTGAATAAAAAGAAAGGCGGTACTGAATTAGGAAAAATAGAAAATTTTAATGAAGGCTTTATCTTTACTGAAGCTGGTGGCACTGAAAGTGTATACAACGATAATGTTGATATGGTACTGGATATTGAAGGGCATGAGTTAAGAATAACTGATAATGTAGTTATCAGACCTAGTACTTATACACTGGGTATCACAGCCGATTATAGAAGAATACTTGATGGCCTGATTGATATTAAATACTCAGACCATGACATTTACGGATTATATAAGGTTAAACGCTGAACCCTGAACAGCTTTAATAAATTTGAATTTATCAAGGAGGAAAGAAAAAATGTTTAAAGAATTAAATTCAAAAAGAACTATCGCAGAAGGTATTGAATTAGAGAAATTACCTTTTATCAAGCTAAAAGAGTTAGCTGGTAAGGATGTTGTTGTTAAAGGTTTCTTTTTCACAGATGGTGGTTATGGTAGACAAGTTGTTATCGTAACTGATAATGCCAAGGTGAACATGCCGGCCAGAGCTGTTGAAAAATTTGAAATGATTAGAAATGATGATACCATGCTTAATGCGGTACTGGAAGGTCATTTGATGATTACAGGTATCGAAGAAAAGCCAACCAAAAAAGGCAAGACGGTATTATTTGAATTAGCAGATTGCTAATAATATAATTACATCGGGTAGTCAGGGCTACCCGATTTAATAATTTAGGAGGAATTATATGTATTATGATAAGAACGGTTATATTGATGTATCACAATTAATGATTAAAGATAAAAACCCTTACAAGTTTCTTGTAGGTGCTAGAGGTATCGGTAAAACATTTGGTTTACTTAAATATTTAATTGATAGTGTAAGAGGTACCGGTAATAAATTTGTTTATATGCGTAGAACTCAGGTACAAGTAGATATGATAAAAACACCTGAGCTTAACCCTTTTAAAGCACTGGCTGATGAATTGGGTAATGATTATGAATTTATTTTAAAAAACATAAATAAAAATGTTACCGGCATTTATGAATGTGTTTATAATCCTGATACTAATATTTATGAAGCTACCGGTACACCTTTAGGTTATATTATAGCCTTATCAACAATAGCAAACATAAGAGGTATTGGTGGTTCGGACATCATTCATATATTCTATGATGAATTTGTAGGTGAACGGCATGAGAAACCCATAAAAAGTGAAGGCACCGCTTTTTTGAATGCTGTTGAAACTATCGGTAGAAATAGAGAGTTGAAAGGTTTACCGCCTCTATATGTAACATGTGCCAGTAACTCAGTTAATTTAGGTAATCCCTTATTTGTTGAGCTTAAATTTATTACAGCAATAGAAAAGGCAATAAAGAAAGGTACCGATTATATAAATTTACCTGAGAGGTTAACCAGTATTTATATAATTAAAGATAACCCGATAAGCAGGAAAAAAGCTGAAACATCATTATATAAATTAGCCGGTACCGATAGTGATTTTTCCAAAATGAGTTTGGAAAATGAATTTAATAAGGAATATTTAGGAATGGTGAAAAGTAGAAATCTTAATGATTTTAAACCACTATGTGCTGTTGGTGAACTATGCATATATGAGCATAAAAGCAAGCGTGAATGGTATTGTACTGAACATTATTCAGGTAACCCTGAAAGATATGAAAGTAGCGATATCGAAATTAAAAGATGGGCAAACGATTACTATTATTTAAAGCTCGCATATATGAATAGGCATATATTTTTTGAAAGCTACATACAGCAAGTACTATTTGAAAGATATCTAAAAATATAACTTTTATCTGTTATAATATAGGTGAAAGGTATACCCGCATAGGTTGAACACTGGAGGTGTTGCGGATGAGTATAACCAGCTCATGAGTATACCTTTTAACTCGGAGGTAAAATTATGGACTATGATGTTTTGATTAATGCTATATCCACAATCGGTTTCCCTATCGTTATGTGCGGTATTATGTTTTGGTTTCTTAACAAAGAACAAGAAACCCACAAATCCGAAATGCTGGCACTCAAAGATGTTATCGCAAGAAACAATGAGGTACTGGCTTCATTGAAACAGCTTATTGAAGATAAGCTAGGAGAATAATTTATGACAATTAAAGAAAGATTAGCATTATTAAAAGCCGGATATACCAAGGATGAAATCAATTCAATGATTGATGATGAAAAGAAGGTGCCGGATGAAGAACCAAAGGCCGAAGAAACAAAGGCCACAGATTTTATGAATGTTATTACAGCTTTAGCCGATGAGGTCAAAGGATTAAAGAAAGCTGTACAGACAGAGAATATTGAAAATACAAAAATGGGTACTGATACCGGTATCGATGAAATTGATAAAATTTTATCATCCGTTATTAATCCAAATACAACAAAAAAGGAGGAAAATTAAATGGCAGTAAATACCATGGGCATTGAACAGGCTTATACATTAGTCAATGCTATTCACAGACAAGCTACCGGTCAGGATAATATTCAGGCTACCGACTTGTCTAGCTTTATTTCAGTTGCTCAGGCAACATTGCAGACCGGATATGAAAACACCTTGAATGCAATTACTCAGGTACTCTCTCGTACTATCATTGCTGTTAGACCTTATGATGAAAAATTCAAAGGCCTTGAATATTCTGGTGAACGCTGGGGCGGTATCATGCGCAAAATCAATTTTGCTGATACACCAGCATTAGAAGACCCAACATATAGTTTAGTTGATGGTCAAAGCGTTGACCAGTACAAAGTTAAAAAACCAAATATTTTAGAAACTAGATATGTTGGTTCAGATGTATACAAGGGACAGTATACAATCTTTACAAGACAGCTTGATGTAGCTTTTTCTAGTCCACAGGAATTCGCAAATTTCATGTCTGGTTTAATGACCCACTTTGTAAATGAAAGAACTCAGTGGTTGGAAAATTTAAAGCGTTCAATTTTAGCAAATGCGATTGGTGCTAAAAATATTATCAATGGTGGTAGCGTTATTCATTTACTAACTGAATATAATAGAGCTACCGGATTATCTTTGACAGCTATTACTGTTATGCAGCCTGATAATTACAAACCATTTATGCAATGGGCATATGCTAGAGTATCTAATATATCTAGATTAATGACAGAGCGCTCACAGTTATTCCAGCAGGTTATTACAAATAAACCAATTATGCGTCATACACCAATGGAAGACCAGAGAGTGTACATGGACAGCTATTTCTTAGATGGCATGGATGCAATGGTACTGGCTGATACATACCATGACAATTTCCTAAGATATGCTGATGTTGAAGCTGTAAACTACTGGCAGGCAATTAACAACCCTCGTGAAGTTTCAGTTACACCAGTTTATATTGATGGTACCGGTGCGGTGGTTACTGGTGTCGCTCAGGTATTAGACAATGTTATTGGCACTATCTTTGACCGTGATGCAATGGGTTATAATATCTATCAAGATAGCTTAGAAACATCACCTTATAATGCTGATGGTCAGTATTATAATTTATTCCATCATGTAAGAGTTCAGTTACAGTCAGACTTTACAGAAAAAATGGTGGTATTCTTATTAGATTAATTCCATAAGCATGAAACATCCTTTCGTTAAGAGGTACTGAACCAGCCAGTGCCTCTTAATCCTATTGAGGTACATTATGTTTAATATTAAATTATATAAATTCAATAAAAAGATTAATTCAACAAAAAGACCAAGAGCAACCGAAGGTACTACTTTTTCATGTTTAATGAAAACTGAAACATCATTGCTCAATCCGGTTGTTGATATAAAGGCACCTAACCCTGATAACATACCTTTTTATAATTATGCTTATATTGAAGAATTTAAAAGATATTATTTTATCAATGATATTACCTATAATTTAGGTATATGGAATTTATATTTATCCGTTGATGTTCTAGCTTCATTTCAGGAAGATATTTTGAACAGCAGACAGTATGTTATTAGGAGTGCTTCGCAATGTAATCCTTTTATTATTGATACTTTATATAAAACATTTAGGGATGATAGCTCTAGTTTATATTATAGAGGTACTGATATAAGCACCGTTTATAGACAATCTAGTTTATCAGGTGAATGGTCACCGGTAAGTTATTTTGACCAAACCATAGCAACCGGTGCCTTTTTGGTTGGTGTGGTCGGTGGTAGTGCTACCGGTGTTACTTACTACATAATGACTAGAAATGCATTTGAAAGTTTTTTAACAAAAACATTCAGTATTAATCCATCAGATATGTCGGATGTATCGACCGGTGTAGCTAATGCATTATTTAATCCGTTACAGTATATTACTACTTGCAGATGGTATCCGTTAAGACCTTTTACAAGTAATACTGGTGGTGAGGTTAGATATGTAAAGGTTGGTGGTTATACTGTTGATTTTGGGGTAAATGATAGCGGATGCTTTATTTTAAATACTACATCAGTAGAAAAGTACAGATTTACCGCAGAACTACCGGTACACCCACAATGGAGTACTGATTGTGAATATTTAAATTATTCACCATATACGGAAATAAATTTATATTTCCAACCATTCGGTGTGATACCGATTGACACAACCAAAGTACAAGGTTCGGACAGAATAAAAGTACAATGGATGGTTGATTTTTGCGGTGGTATTTGCTCATTAGAAATTTTAAATAATTCTAATGATGGATTGATTTATACTGATATTGCGGAATATGGCGTACCGCTTCCAATATCTACATTAGTATATGATTGGAAAGCTGGCTTATTGCTATCCGGTTTAACTTTCATTAAACAGCAATATACAAAAGAAGCAACCACAAGCGTGATGAATAACCCACAATATGCAAATGCCATGAACGCCGGTATTGATGTGTACCGTGACACATCCAATACTGATTTATTTGATAAGGCTATGGATGTAACCGGTGCCACATTAGGACAGTTATCAACAAAAGGTGCTCAAGGTTCATTCCTTGCATACATGCTTGATTTACCTCACATTTTCGCATGGTTTACTTTAATTGCCGAAGAAAATAACAGCAAGTATGGAAGGCCATTATATAAAAATGTTAGACTTGATAACCTAAGTGGTTTTACATTATGTAGTAATGCCACAGTTGATTATTCAACCGGTACACCTATTGAAACTGAAAAAAGCACTATTAAGAGTTTGCTCAATAGCGGTATTTTTGTGGAGTTTTAAATGGCTTGGACTATTCGTAATAGCAATGCCGGTTTAATACCCGGTGGTAGTGCTAATAATTACTACTGGAATGTAAACAATAACCCTAATGCCACTTATAATAATTGTTTGGCAAACTGTACAACATTAGCATATGGTAGAGTACTGGAAAACGGACAACAACCACCGGTTAGTAGAATAGTAGATGCTGGAAACTGGCATAATTATGTTACTAATGGCTGGGTACCTAAGCCTTATAATTCATATCATTCAAGTATAAAGGCCGGTGATATTATAGAATGGCCTGGGCATGTTGCCGTAGTTGAACAAGTTATAAACGGTGTAGCTTGGTGTTCATCATCCTTATACACCGGTGACCATGGCCGTGCTCAATGGCCAGTAGGTTCGGGAATTTGGGATACTAGAACACCATCAATTATGGGTAACACATTTTTAGAAATGTGGAACTGGTTTTATAATAATAACTATGGATGGCGTGTATATGAATATGTAAGTGAAAATACAATAACCAGTACACGCATAGGTGCAAGTCCTACATATATACTGGTTAACCCTAACAGCATTGAACCACCAACACCTAGTACTGAAAATTTAGAGATATCTATAAACCCTTCATCATACTCAGTTACAATGAGTAGTAATGAAGACTATGTAGACTTTACATTTGCCATAGCTATATCAGGAATACCAGCCGGTCAAACGGTATCCGGTGGTAATACTTACCCCGATTTAACAAGAGTTTATAATAGCGGTTGGTCGTATACTGATTATGTTATTGATGGCACCACTTATAGAAGGGCAAACAAAACCCAAACACTAAGATATTATAGAGTTGGTACCGGTGCCTATTCAACAGTTAAACATATGTATTATAATTTAACAATGAGTACCGGCTCAATCAGTAGTGATACACCTATGTATATCAATGTAGAAGCTAAAACACCATTGATTGCTATAATATCAAAACTCGCAAGAAGGAGGAATAGGGCATATGTCGAAATTAAATAAAACATACTCATATGATTTTATAAATCTGTTTTTATCAAGGTTCAATCCTTCGGCAATTCATACAAAGGATACCGGACTATTCTATTATTATGTTAAATATTTTTTTCAGAAGATTTTATCGGTATTTGAATTTAAAAATCTACCTGAAGAGTGGGCAGACAATTATTTTAAATATGTTCTGTTTGGCTATGGCTTTATAGCTGTATTTGATACCGATAAGTACGGTGTTATCCCTCAGGAATGCACTTTATCAAATACTCATACTATTTTCTATCAACCAAACGAAGCTATCGTAACCAATCCAGTACTAAATAGTTTAAGGCTCAAAATCGGTAAGGATTGTGAACTTATTAAACTACAACCGGATTATTCAGGAGTTATGGATATCGTAACAGTTTATGCCGACTTAATGGCAGTAGCTTTAGAAACAGCAAATATTAACCTGATGAATTCAAAAGCCTCATTTATATTTTTGGCTCAGAACAAAGCCGAAGCTGAAACATATAAAAAATTATATGATGAACTGGCTGGAGGCAAACCGTTTGCCATCGTTTCCAAAAACTTGATGAATGGTGACGGTACTAAGAACTGGGACTTTTTCATGCAGAATGTCGGCCAGAATTATATTACTGATAGAATATTGAATGATATGAAATCTATTGAAGACCAATTTAATACCAAGATAGGTATACCAAATGCCAATACTCAGAAAAGGGAAAGATTAATTTCAAGTGAGGTACTGGCTAATGATGTAGATACAAAAGCACTGGTTAATGTTTGGCTTGATACCATGAAAAAAGATATGGAAAAAGTAAATAGTAAATATGGTTTAAATATTGATGTAGAATATAGATATGAAAATAATTATGAAGCTGATATGAAAGGGGTCGAAGATGGCAACGAGTATTAATATGTCAATTTATGGCTTGTACCAATATGACAATACATTATTTGATAATATGGTGGTACCCGATACTATTGATAAGGATGTATTAATAGCTAACATATTACTAGAATGTGCAGAGCTTACAGCCTTGTACCCTTCGGTGCCCATGATTAAAGAAGCCATAGGCTATTGGTCGCAAGCAAGAATTCATAGTTGGAAAAAAATATCCGGTGTACTGTATGAAGATTATGACCCATTCATCAATATTAAAAGAGATGAAACAAGAACAATTATACAGGAAAGAGATTTAAATGATGAGGGTAAAAGTACCGATAGTGTGAATGCATGGAACAGTACTGAAAGTGTTGATAGAACCAGTACCGATGTAAATAATAAACAGACTGGTACCGTAAGCACTACTGAACATTTTCATGTAGAGGGTGACAGTGCAATCACGGATGCTCAGGATGTGGCCAAAAAAGAAATTGATTTGAGAACCAATTATGATTTATACAATTATATAGTCAATGACTTTAAAAATAAATTTTGTCTATATATTTATTAAAGGAGGTAAATATGGCAAGAACAAAAAATTTAAAAAGTGGTAATGAATTAGAAACTGATTTCACCTTTAATGAACCGAAAGAGGTTGTTATCAGGTTCAATTCGGCTAATGTTCTAAAAATTAAAATTGATAGAACAGACAATACCATCAGTGGTACTTTAAATGATGAAATTACCGGTACCAAATATACTGTTGCCGGTACCATAACGGAGGCTTAATTTATGGCAATATTCAATCGTTATCCTTATACCAATTTCCAAGAATTAAATCTTGATTGGATTTTACAAGAATTAAAAGAACTAACTGATAGTTGGAATGATTTCCAAAATCAATATGAAGGTATTACCGCAAGTGCTCAGACAGTACCCAATACAGAGGGTGCTGATGTTACAGTTACTGGTGGTGATGGTGAGCCATTTAACTTTGATTTTAAAATACCGGCCGGTAAAGATTTAAGAGTTGTATCTACTCAGGTATCATATGGTATTTCTACATCAAGCAATGTACAGCCAAGTGAATGGTTTAATACGGTACCGGAAATACCACAAGCATATTACTTATGGACTAGAACCACACTATTTTTCTCAGACAATACAAGCTCATTGTTTTACTCAGTAAGTAGGAATGGACTTGATGGCACCGGTTCAGTTGTATCAGTAAATAATATATCACCTGATGCACAAGGCAATATATCATTACCATTACCACAACCATCAAATATTACACCGATTATGGACAGTGAATATGGTAATGAAGGTACCAGCACTTTATATGCAAGAGGCGACCATAGTCATGTTAGAGATAATACTAAACTTGATAAACAGACCGGCCAAACATCCGATGATGAAAATGCATATATTATTGATGGTATAAGTACACAGACCATCAAACCAATTTCGGCAAGCTCTGTACCGGATGCAATAGTTAAATATAGTACTAATGGTACTCTACTTGCTAACAGAGGTACTGGGCCAAATGAGGTTGTTAGAAATCAGGATTTAATAGATGGATATGTGCCACTAAGCACATTATCCAATCTTGTTAAATATAGTGATATCGCAACCAGTAGCCAAGTAGGATTGGTGGCACCTGATAATAGCACAATTACAGTTAATAATGCGGGTGTATTATCGGCGGTACCGAGCGGTTTAAATTTTACTTTGGAATGGGAAAATGAAACACCGTTAACATATTTAGCAAATCAAAAAATTACTCTTGATTTATCAACGGCTAAAGCGGTACTAATTGAAGCATATAGTACTACCACAGGTGGTTGGTCAGCAATGCCTAATAGATATAAATTTACAGCATTCTTACCTATTGATTATACAGGCAATTATCCAGTACCTTTATACGGTAGTTATATGGGATGGCGTCACCTTGAAGTTGATACTACCGGTGTTACATTCGGTCAGGCACAATATACACAAGGGCAAGGTCCAAACGACCAATCAAATAGTGATACTATGTTTTTACCTATTCGTATATGGTCAATATCTTAAAAAGGAGAATAATATGTTATATACAATAAATCTTGATAGCAACAGTTATGTTTTATCACTTGGTCACACTAAGAATGATAATGTAGACCTTGACTTATCAAATGTAGAAATCAAATATATTAATGCATATCAATATATAAATGGTAGTTTAATACTTGATAGTGCTAAAAAAGATTTAATAATCTTGGAAGAACAGAACCGTGAAAAACTTGCAAGAATAGAAGAATTAAAAATATATCTGAACAGTACTGATTATATTATGGCTAGAATGCTTGAAGAGATTATGGCATTAAATAATCCTCTAACATTTATTGCCGATATCATTAAAATATTTGTCGCTTATGGCACTAAATATACTGCAGAATTAGAAGCAAGAAAGCAGGCAAGGAAAGAAATCGAAGAACTAGAAAAATAAGGCACTTACCGGTGCCTTTTTCTTACCGGTGCCCTTATTTTGCATGACGAGTACCCGTAAGGCATGACCAGTACCCGTTAGGCATTAGCCGGTACCCGTGAGTATATAACCGGTACCC